CCAACAGAAACTTTACAGAGTGTAATCGAAGCATAATTATTAATTAGGGGCGGTTTACCCCGCCCTTATTTTACTTTTTATTATGGCAGTTTTTAGTATAAAATCCAGCTTTTCAGGAACAGAGCCAATTACATTAACAGAGGCAAAAGACTATTTAAGAGTAGACTTTAGCGATGATGATAGCTATATTACTGATCTTATTACTATGGCTAGGGAAATGGTAGAAAAGGAGACTAATACCACTTTGGTACAAAATACTTTTATAGAGTATTTTAATACGTTTCCCAGCGGAGATATAACCTTACAATTTGCTGGTAATGTAGTCCCTACTACGGGCCTAGCAATCACATATACTAATACAGCTGGAGGCACTACAACGCTAACTTTAACTACCGACTTTTTATATACCAAAGGGCAAGGCCTTATAAAAATATCAGCTGTAGATGGCTGGCCGTCTGATGTAGAGGACCAAGCTAACAGCGTAAAAATTACCTATGTACTAAACCCAGAAGCTGGGATAGATTCAGCTACTTATTTACCCAAGCCATTAAAGCAGGCTATGTATTTACTAATGGGACACTATTACGACAATAGAAGCGCGGTAACCTTTGGCAATCCTAAAGAGCTGCCGCTAGGATATAAGCGAATAATTAACAACTATAAAAATACGATCTGGAGCTAATGGATGCGGGGCTATTTAGATACAGGATAGAATTAAACCTTAAAGCTTTCGCGCAGGAAACTGACTATGGAGGGCTAACGCAGACAGATACCGACGTAGATAAGTGGGCAGCAATAAAGTGGGTACAGGCAAAGGAAAAGCTAACAGGCGGGATATTTTCAAGCGTACGACAAGCATTGTTTACTATCAGATACAGCGATAATGTAAACACGGTAAACGCTAGAGATACTATTACATACGACAGCTCAATATTTGATATTCAGAGCGTAGCATATAAAGGAACAGGCAATAAAGCCTATATAGAAATAATAGCACAGGCAAGAGAATGAAGCTTACAACTAATATAATAGGCGGTAAAGCTATAGAGAGGGCTTTAATGAATGCAAGCGATAAGCTGACCCGTAAAGTACTGCTTAGCGGTATGCGGGCAGCTGCTACGCCTATAGTTAAAGCAATGCGGGCTAATACTCCTGTAAGCGGTAGAGATTATAAAAACGCTAAATATGAGCGCTCTAGTGGAGACCTTAAAAAATCTATAGGTAAGATAACAGGCCGCAGTAAAAAAATTCCTAGCATATATGTAGGGCCACGAGTAAAGGGGAAATGGTCCAGTAAAGGATATATAGGCCACTGGGTAGAGTTTGGTAAAGATACGGGCTATGATTTAAATTTTGCAGGGCGTAGATTCGTACAAAAAGCCTACGAGCAGGCAGGAGCAAAAGCAGAGGCAATACTAGAGGAGAAAATACTAAAGGCGGCAACTAAATTTATAAAGTAGGATGGCTTACGGGGTAGAAATAGGGAAAGCAATTTATAGCGAGCTGGCGGGAGATTCGGCAATAATTACGCTAATAGGAAGCGCGACTAAAATACAACCTAGCGCGATCTATACGGCAAGCCCTACAGCTGGTATATTTTACGATATTCTAAGCGTAGACAACGAAAATACAAAGACAGCAAGCACAGCAGACCTAACGGCTGTAACCTTTCAAATTGAGTGCTTTATGCAGAGCTATAAAGATGTAATAAGCCTGGGAACTTTAGCCCAGGGAGTACTAGATAAAATAGGGGCTGGAACATATAACGGCGTACAATTACAGAGCTGCGTAATGCAGTCGCAAAGTACTGATTTTGACGGAGCTAATAAGCTGTATTATATGCAGACCACATATAAGGCTAGGGTAGTAATTTAAAATAAACGCGTATGAAATACCTACTAAGACTAAAAGACGCTGGAATAGTGGCAGGGCTAGACCTACCTGCTGGGCAGCTTATACAAACAAATAAAGACGGCCTAGCTAAAGAGCTATGCGATGCAGATAAAGCCGTACTAATACGCGGTAAATTTAAAAAAACAAAAACCACTAAAACTCAAACAGATGGCACTAATTAACGGAACAGATTTAATCGTAAAAGTAGGCGTAGACGCTGCGGGCGAGGTAATAATCGCGCACGCTACTAACTGCTCGCTAGATATATCTATGAGCGAGAGAGATATAACTACTAAAGACAGCGCGGGCTGGAAAGAGATCGCGGGAGGCCTTAGAGAGTGGAGCTTAAGCTCAGATTCACTTTACGACGCTACCGACTTAGGAGCTACTAAAACAGACTTTGTAGGCCTATTTGATCTAGTAGATGCACGGACAAAAGTATTTATAGAATTTAACTTACTAAGCCCAGTAACAGGGGACTATCTCTATACAGGAGAGGGCTATATTACAAGCTTATCACTAAGCGGCGGTACTGAAGAAACAGCTACTTACAGCGTAAGCATTAACGGCACGGGAGATTTAACCAAGGTAGTAACAGCGTAAAGTATGAAAGCGACCCCTGTAAAAATAGGTACAAAAGTGTACCCGGTGAAATATGGCTACGCTGCGCTGCGGGCTTTTTCAGATGTAACAGGCTCTAACCTTGCTGATCTGGACAACCTAGAGGATGAAATGACAATGACACAGGCTATAGGTATGGTCTGGGCGGGTTTAAAAGATGGGGCAAGGGTAACTAAAGAGCCGTTTACTATGGATTTAGACGATGTAGCTGATCTACTCGATGAGGACGAGGGCGCACTACTAAAAGTGCTTAAAGTTTTCTCTGGTAGCTTACCTACAGCAGATACTCCAGCTAAGAAAAAAAGGGCAAAAAAAAAGTAAACCAGGACAGCGGATATATGAGCTTTGACCAGCTCGAAACCATAGCCTTTGGCTGGCTAAACTTAACACCTGACCAGCTGGACGATTTTACCCCTCGAGAATTTAGCAATAAACTAAGGGGCTTTGAGCAGCTACACGAACTAAAGAGCCGCGAGGACTGGGAACGCACCAGGCTACTAGCCAGTACATTGCTAATGCCGCACACTAAAAAAGGCAAGGCCGTAGCTCCCGAAAAGCTCTGGCCCTTTGACTGGGATAAAAAGCAGACCGAAACACCAGAGCGAATAAGCGCCGAGAGGTTAAAATATATAGATGAAAAACGTAAAATCTTAAAAGATGGGCTTAAAAAAGGCAACGGTAAAGCTAGGAGCTGACATAAGCGAGTTTACTAGCAAGATGAAAACAGCCTCCAGAAGCTTTAAGCGAATGGGGAAATCTATGCAGCGAGTAGGGAAATCTATGAGTATGAGCCTTACCCTACCCTTAGCAGCTTTTGCAGCTGCAAGCGTTAAAGCTTTTGATACGCAAGCCAAAGCAGAGGCTAAACTACTCACGGGGCTAAAAAGAAACGAGGCAGCTTTTAAGAGCCTAAAAAAACAAGCCCAAGAACTACAGAAAATTACACTTTATGGCGATGAGCAAACTATGAGCGCTCAAGCTATGCTGGCTACTATGGGGCTAGAGGAGGAGGCAATTAAACGCCTAACGCCTTTAGTTCAAGATATGGCAACAGCCAAAGGGATGAATTTAACGGCTGCGGCTGATCTAGTGGCTAAATCTGTAGGGAGTTCTACAAATGCTCTTTCACGGTATGGGATAACAATAGAGGGCGCTGTAGGAAGCTCCGAGAGGCTAGATAGTGCCGTAAATGCTTTAAGTGGACAATTTAAAGGACAAAGCGAGGCAGCAGCCAAAGCTGGAGCTGGAGGGCTTACGCAGTTAAAAAATAGCTTTGGCGATCTAATGGAAACAGTAGGCGGTATGCTTATGCCAGTACTAACTAAATTAATGGATAAAATTAAGGGCGGTATTGAGTGGTTTACCAGCCTTAACGGAAAAACAAAAACAATAATAGTTACAACTGGTTTACTATTAGCTGTATTAGGTCCAATAGTGGCTTTACTGGGTACAATGGCCACCGTAATAGGGGCGCTACTTAGCCCTATAGGCTTAGCTGTCATAGCAATAGCAGCAATAGCAGCAGCCTTTATATATGTACGCGATAACTGGGAAGCCTTTAAAGAGAGGCTAGGAGATTGGAGCTGGTGGAAAAACTCACTTATACAGGCTTTACAATGGTTTATAGAATTTAACCCTTTAAGCCTTGTATTAAAAGGCTTTAATAGTATTCTTAAGTTTTTCGGTAAAAACCCCATACCTAACCCTTACGAAGAGATGGCCGCTGGGCTAGAGCATTTAAAAGAGGGTACAGATAATTATCAGCACGAATTTAAAACCTTTGGAGAAAGTATTAAAAATACAGCCTCTGAGTTTGGAGAGGCTTTAAGTAATATGGGCGGTAAAATCGGAATAAGCACCGACACGCCAACGAGTACAAGCTCCGATGAGGGAGGACAGAGCGCCGCCGGTGGTGGTGGTATATTGCCAAAGCTTAGCGCAATGCAAGAGAAACTAATAGCTTTAAAAGACGCATCTAAAGCTTTCGCCTTTTCAATAGCTAATGATTTTGCTGATAGTATGAGCCAAGCGGTGGTAAGTGGTAAAAGCTTTTTAAAAAGTATGACCCAAATATTTGCAGACATAGCTAAGCAGATAATGAGAATGATAGTAAAAGCTGCTATACTAGCTACATTATTTTCTTTTATACCAGGACTAGGAGCAGCCGCAAAAGGCCCAACAAATTTTACAGGCTTACTTACCAGCGGTCTAACAGGCAAGGCAAGCGGCGGCCCTGTAGCTGGAAACACCCCATACATAGTGGGGGAAGCTGGCCCAGAGATTTTTATGAGTGGTACGGCGGGACATATAACGCCTAACCACAAATTAGGAGGGACAATAATACCAGATGTAAGAATAAGCGGCAGCGATCTACTTATTGTGTTTAATAAAACGCGTAAAGAGGAGGGCGGCGTAAATGTATAATGGGCTACCGACACTACAAATCAGTATTTAAAAGCGACGCTGGAGAGGACTATACGCTAGAGATACGCAGTAAAAGCGATGCTACGGGCAGCAGTATAGACTTTGATACTGGTAAGGATGGCTTTAAGCTAAAGTACAAAGAGGGTAAATTTTTACGCCTTGCAATGTGTATGCCTAGCAGCGTTAAATTTGCTTTTAATGTAACCGATGATACTACTCGCGACTTTATACACGATGTACTAAGTACCACTACTGGAGAGTGGTATATACGTATTTATCAAGGTACTATGCTATACTGGGCGGGCTGGATAACGCCTGAGTACGACAGCTATAATAATTTACCTTACCCTTATTTTGTCAATGTAAAGGCTAATGATTCACTAGGGCGGCTTGTGGATAAGTACAACAATACTGTAGAAACTACAGGAGCTACCGACTTTCAGGAGCTTACTTATCCGCTTACATTTTTTGACGATCTGTACGACCTAGATACTCTTATAGGGGCTAGCTCTTATAAGTGGAATTTTATGTTTGACTGGTGGAACGAAAACACCAGCTACGTAAGTACAGATAACCCTTTAAGATCAACCTACTACAACCGCAATG